CGTAAAGAGTCTTGGCGTTCTTGAGTCGTTCGCAGTTTAGATCGCGAACGGTCTTACCACCAGAGATACCAAGAATCTGAGTCTGCACCGCACCGGATACACCGACGGTACATAGATCCGAGTTGTTAACATTGATTCCCGGAGAAATCGCCGAGTTAGGAGGGGATTTAACTGTGGTCTCAGTTTCACCTCGCGTTGTGACTGTGCTGTTGGATGTCGATTCAGTCACGATAGGATCGTTCTCTTGACCCATCGCAAGGGATGTAAACATAATCAAGCCAGCAGCGACGAGCAGTCGTGCCACAGACTTCATTTTACGTCTCCGTGTAGTTACTGTGATTGGTACTGTTATTTATATTTACAGAGCCCTCGATCCATGGTATAATAGTCTCTAATTATAAATACTTTTGAATTCGATGAAGCGATGGTAAGATGCTGCGGACTCCGGGGCAGTACCGGACATCTCCACCACTATGGGGATGAACAAGTTTCGACGGGGCAGACGAGTCATTGTGGAGAATCGGCAAGCAAGACCGTAAATCTGCAAATTAAAATACTCGCAAACGATGAGTACTTTGCCCTAGCCGCCTAAGGTTAGGTGGGGTTTTTAGTCCGGTCCTTCCTTATTACCCAAAGGACCGGCATTACTTTTTTCTGGAGTTACGGTATGGCAATACACATTCTCGGCAACGGGCCGTCGATTCGATTGTTCAGCCGTGACGCCTGGCCAGAGACCGATGTGTTCGTTGGCTGTAACTTCTCAGATCCTTCTTTTCGCGTAAACTATACGTCGGTGATAGACGTCGGTGCGATTAAACAGATATTGAAGGGACACAAACCAGCGGGTCCTTTGTTGTTGTCGACACGCGCCGAACGATACGCAAAGAAAGAAGACGCAGACTGGCAAGATAAGATTTCCGATATCGAGTCCGTCATGACGCTAAGACGGGATCGTACCATATCACGTAACCTATCCATGAACTCCGCTCAACATGCGACGGTGTACTCGATCCTAACGTATTCCAATCATACCGATGTGCACCTCTGGGGAATCGACTCTTTTTGGTCAACTGATCTTGAGTCAAAGACCGATGCGTATGTACGACCGAATCAAAAGGTACCTCGCGTCAAACCAAAGATTACACGTCAGTGGAACGGATACTGGCACAAGATATTCTCAAACAACTCCGATCATAGCTTTGTGATACATAAACCGATCGATACAACTCTTGTCGATCAGTCTATGAACTATAAGAACGTACAAGTGGTTGAGTAGTAATGAGCTATACTACTCACGCCTACTTAAACAAGATGATCTCCATTGCGATCGAGGACGGCACAATCACGTCCGACGATGTGTACAAACTCGTGGACCTCTATGGATCCGATCACGAGAACGTTATGATCGATATTCTCTCGATGGTCTATCAGCGTCGTAAGGATACGAGAAAGCTCGAGGAGATACAGTCAGTGTATCGTGAGTATAGAAGTGGTTTACATTTGCCATAGAACTGTGTATAATGGATAAATATGAATAGAACAGTTTGGAAATATTGGTGTAAGGCAATCGGCTCAAAGGAGTTCGATGACGATCGTAAAGCGGACAGAGTCGCGATCATTCGTACGGTGTGGGTCATACTTCATATATGTACGTGTCTTGCGATCATTACAAATGCGATAGCGAACCATGGCTGGGGTCTGATAGGACTCTAGGACAAAGCGATAACGAGAGGACACAATAAGTATGCCATCAGTAATCAGTCTCTTTGGTCTGAACAGTCAACAGAAGTGGCTTGCGCAACAACTATGGACGTGTGACACTCTTGATGAGGTGGCTGAACTTCGCGATTCTCTTGATGAGGATCACTGGCACGACCTCTTTTTGGTGATGGAACTTATCTGGTTGGCCGATGTGGATACCGCCGTCTACTACGAGTCCGACTGTCTGGATGCGATTGATATTATGGAGAAACTGCGATATGATGCCGATGTATGAGGATATGAACAAGCAGGTGATGGACTTCTGGACCAAACTGCTAAAGGATGCCGGTCGACCGGTGCAGTCACCGGAACAGATGCGACGCGAGTGGTTCAAGACTCTCAAGACCGACGAACTCTGGGGCGTCCATGATGATCTAGTTCAGGAGATGCGCTCTAGAACCTAGAGTTATATACTCGCCTTTCCATATAACAAAATATTCTAAAAGAATGTGCCCCAGGCTATATACAAGTCTGGGGTTTTTTATTATAATAGACTCAACAGTTAAGGAAAAGGAGATACATGATGGAATACGGTGAACAGATCTTTAGCCTTCGCAAGTACGTTCGCAGCATCGGCGGTCCTGAGTCGACTCTCGAGATGCTCGAGTTTCTCGATGAGAACAAGGACGATATCCCATCCGACTATCGCGAGATGTTCGACAACGTTATGGATGGAATGCGCAAGTTGTTATCCTCAACGGAACAGAGTTTGTTCCCAAATTGATCAAATAGACTATATACATGCGCTCCATTACTTGATAGAATAGATCTAACAGTTAAGGGAAGGAAGAAGGACTATATCATGAGCAACATGAACAATATCATCAAAGCAATCGGTAACATCGACAACTTCGACGACATGCGTACCATCATCGACGCAGTCAACGATCAGCAGAAGGCTATCGCTAGAATGAGCACTCGCAAGTTCGCGGTCGGTGACTACGTCTACTTCAAAACTCGTAGTGGTGAGCAGATCGACGGTGTCGTCACCAAGGTCAATCCTCGCACCGTAAAGGTACAGGTAGGTATGACTCGTTGGACCGTCGATGCAAGTCTTCTGAGTCTCGAGCCAATCAAGGAGGTTGCATAATCATCATGCAGATCAATAACGAAACACTCGACACTCTTCGCTATCACGTGCTAGCCGACTCGACGCTAAGTGACGATCAGCGGCGGCAGGATCTGAACACGATCTCTTACGTTGAGAACGGTCTTGCGAGTGGTGAGATGGTAGCGGTCGATCGACTCGATCTGATTCGCTCTGCCGCTCAGAAGAGTCAGCGTAAGAAGAATGTATCGTTACGCAAGAAGCTCAAGGCAAAGAGTCGTAAGGTCATGCGTAACGCCACCGAGGATACGCGGTCGATCAAATCTCTTGATGCGTTCGACGAAAAGGTTATGTACTCATCCGAGGAAGATATACGTCGGTACGCCGATGGTATGGGTATCACGGATACGTACAACGAGACCAAACGGTTCGACAACGACTGGAACTAATAGAATATGGCACGTAGACAGAAGCGACTCACTAAGAACGACATGAATCGTCTCTCCGAGGAGTATCGTCTGCACAACAAGAAAATGAAGCAGAGTAATAATCTCAGACTCTGCTTCTCCTCCTTTGAGGGCTATCTCGACTGGAGATTCGGACGTACCACCGCGTCCTCTTCTGGTCGGTCCTCAAAGACTCGTGCGCTTTCTCCGGCTCGGGCGTACGAGCGTTCAACACGAGCCAAGGCTGTCCCGAGCCGCCTTACAAAGGAGTTGCCGTCGGATCTAAAGAATGCGACTGCGAGACCAGACGGCAACTCCTACTCGGGTACTTACATTCAAGGTATCGCACAGATGCATAAGAGCAATGCGGTACCCGTGGGCAAGGGCGACAATCCCGAGGACTACGCTACCATGCGACGCGGCCACTGATTCCTGACAGGAACAGAGTCTGTTCCGAAATGGATCTAATAAACTATATACATTACCATCGAGGCTTGATATAATGGATCCAACAGTTAAGGAAAGGAACTATAATATGAAAGCACTTGAATACCCACACGGCCGTTCCTACGACGGCGTTCGTGAGCTCTTGAAGGAGCGTATGAACTCAAAGGGACAGGTCGTCCTTCGCGAGAAGGATGTGGCCGAGCTCATGGAGCAGGTCGACTTCTTCTCAAATCAAGCATTCGAACACATGAGTTGTACAGTACCACAAAAGGAGACTACATAATGAATGCAACAGTCGAAAAGTTAGAAGAAAAGCGCGACGTCCTCATGGACTCAATCCACGCTAAGTACCTCGAGCATCTACGCGAGGGTACATGCAAGGTCGCCTTCACTAAGAAGGACGGTACCGAACGTGAAATGCTCTGCACACTCAACATGGATTCGGTTCCGAGTGAGCACCATCCTAAGACCGACGGTAACGCGACTGCTCGTACCAATGAGTCCGTTCGCGTGTTCGATCTTGAGAAGGAAGCATGGCGCTCATTTCGTCTCGACTCAGTTACGGTCTTTGATCCGACTGTATAAATAGATCACCGATGCCCGATAGTTCAGTTGGTAGAACGGGTGACTGTTAATCACTATGTCGCAGGTTCGAGTCCTGCTCGGGCAGCCATATACAATACGGTCTCTTAGCTCAGTTGGTTAGAGCGCCGGCCTGTCACGCCGGAGGTCGCAAGTTCAAGTCTTGTAGGGATCGCCATACAATATGGGAACATAGCTCAATGGTAGAGCATCGGCCTCTTAAGCCGCAGGTTCAAGGTTCGAGTCCTTGTGTTCCCACCAATCACTTTATAGAGTAGACATCATGTTTAGCAAGCTGATTCGAGCACTCAAACCAAAGAAACAGACTCAGACGGAGAGTGGTCTCGATAAGAGTAAACACCGTCAGCATACGACTAAGTACGAAGACCTCTGCCAGTAATCCCTTGCCCCGATAGAACAACAGGATAGTTCAACGGATTTCTACTCCGTAGGTTGGGGGTTCAAGTCCTCCTCGGGGCGCCAACACTCTGGGACCATAGCTCAACTGGTCAGAGCAGCAAACTCATAATTTGTTGGTTCGAGGTTCGAGTCCTCGTGGTCCCACCATCACCTATTTACATACTCCCTTGACTAGTGTATAATGGTACAACAGTTAATCGCAAAGGAGCTATAGTATGGCGCAGGCCAATCTTCTAAAGAAGAAAGCTACGACTAAAAAGAAGTCGATTCCAAAACGTCCAAAGACTGGACTCAAGGCCATTCCTCTTGATCGTGACTTTCGTTACTGTCGAGCATTCTTTCAGGAGGAGGTCGATCAGAAGGACGTGATCAAGCTGTGTAAGGACTACATTCGTAAGACGTTCTCAAAATCCGAGGCGCAGGCTATCCTTGCAAATCCAGAGTATCACTTCTCTATGTACTCTGGTCGTGCAGCGGCTATCTTCTGGGAGAACCACGGTCTTGAGTTCGAGGAACCCTTTGAGGAGTATCCAGAGCGTGTTCGCCAGTCGTTTGCAGAATTAATCGAACCTGGTCAGGCGATTCTAGACTCACGCAAGAAGGACGAGGACGCGAAGGCTCAACGTAAGGTGGTATCACCGCAGGAGCTGATGCGTCGTAAGGTAAACTCCACGGTTGGTTACGATCTTGACTACCTCGAGGACGAGTGGATCGAGGGTAAGACGACCGACATCGATCTCTATACACAGTTTCAGAAACACGAGCTCAAGGGTGCGTCTGCACCGTATCTTAAGAATCGTGTCGAGGCAATGCGTTCCGAATACTATGATGCGTATCACAAGAACGATGAACAGATGGTCGAGGCGTTTTCGCATCTGACACGTAAAGAGATCAAGCGTCGCCTCGAGGTATGTGAGACCATGTCGGCCGATCTCGATAAGATCCAGGCAGCGTCCAAGGCAACGCGTAAGAAACGCGCACCTCAGGCTCGTACCGCCGATAAACAGATCAAGCACTTCAAGTATCTGAAGGAGGACAAGACGGACTATAAGCTGGTGTCCGTAGATCCTTTATCGGTACCCGGTGCATTTAGGTTGTATACGTTCAACGTTAAGAATCGTGAGCTCACCGAGTATACCACTCTGGCCGCAAACGGTTTTGAGATCAAGGGTACAACCATTCAGAACTTCGATCCCGAGACGTCTCGTAAGACTCGACTGCGTAAGCCGGACGCGTTCCTGCCGATCGTACTCAAGAAGACCGTTAATCAGATTGGTAAGGAATGGGACAAGCTCACGACTAAGACGACCGCACCGACTGGTCGAATCAACGCCGATACGATCCTTCTACGAGTGGAGCACAAGTAACAGTACATGCTAAATCAGACTCTTGCCTCACTCGTCATGAGCTTCATGATGTCTGAGTTGCCACCGTCGGAGCAGGACTGCCTTGCTCTTAATGCATACTACGAGGCGCGTGATCAGTCACGTATTGGTATGGTTGCGGTTACACAGGTTGTACTGAATCGAGTCAAGGATCCTCGGTATCCATCAACGATCTGCAACGTCGTGCAGCAGCAACGATTCTACGATCCACCGGGTGCGCCGATACGTATTGGTGAGTGTCAGTTCTCGTGGTACTGTGACGGTGCATCAGATGAACCGAACGATGAGACCGCATGGCACGAGGCTCGAATGAACGCGGCACACGCGTATTATCTGTATGATATCGGATACGATATGACGGAGGGATCGACGCACTATCATGCGACGTCGGTCTCTCCGAACTGGCGAGTTACTAAAACACGTGTCGTCAGGATCGACGACCACATATTCTATAGGTGGGATTGAATGTCAGATAACGAAAGTACCGAGGAGAACATCGAGGACATCGTTCTGACAAAGAAGCGATTCTCTAAGATGATAGAGGACTATATTCAGGATCATCCTGACTCGAGTTATATGGATGCGGTACTGCAGGTCTGCGAGGAACGCGTGATCGATCCTATGGACGTCGGTAAACTCATCTCACCCGTGATTCGTGAGAAGATCGAAGCCGAGGCAATGAGCGCAAATCTTGTAAAGGGAGGAGGCAACACGCTGCCGATATGAGAACTATGGAACCGTACGACGTGTACAAGTACTATATGGCTATGAAGCTACACTTTGAGTCGGACTCGTACGAGGCACCGAAGTACAACTACAAGACGTCCGCGAGACCGCAGTCGTTCTTTAAACGACGCGACAAGTATCACTTTGCCAAACTGGGTCGTAAGTTCGATGAACCTGAGGAGCTGATTAATTTCTTTACCGCTCAGTTCACTGCGTCCGATAAGACCTGGGTCGGTGATATGCTACAGGACGAGGAGAAGTACACCGACTGGCAGAAGCGTCAGCAGTCGCTGTCGTATAACTTTGAACAGGATATAAATAAACTCGCTGAGGAGGCCGGCACCTTCGACGAGATGCTTGAGACTCGCGAGGGTAATAACTATCCGCTGGTGATCGAGATGTTTCTACAGGACGAGATCTCACTTGAGACCGTAGTGATTCTTGATCGGCTTACGGGTTTTATGAGACG